TTTTAAATCCTAACATGAAAGGGTTTATTTCTGTTGACGGGGAAAGTTTTAAAATCGTTAAAATTTTACCAAAACCCGCCGCTGGTACACCGGTTGCGTTTGTCTTTATTGTTAGAAAGTAATTTAAAATGGCAAAACGTAAAACCTTAAATCAGCTACTTGATGAATTGATTGAACAATTTACGCCTGAAATCGCAAATGCTTTTAAAGCTGGTATTGCTGATGTTGTTGATCGTGTTGTTTTAAAAGATGTTGTTGATGCAATTCAATTGGGTGATCCCAACCGCGCATTCAGGGCGTTAGGCTATTCTGAAGCCGCCATGCGCCCGCTATCCGCCGCCCTGGAACGTGCCTTTGAAGTTGGCGGTGTTACAGTGGGTTCAACATTCCCTAACAGGCTGTTCACCCCTTCAGGACCAATCGTTTACCGATTTGACGTGCGCAACAGCCGCGCCGAAAAATGGTTACGTGAAGCATCGGGAAAGATGATCACCAGGATTGAACAAGATGCATCGGTTGCCGTTCGCAACATCATGACAGATGGAATGCGTGCCGGTAGAAATCCAAGAAATGTTGCACTTGATATTGTTGGACGTATGAACCCTGTAACCCGTATTCGTGAAGGTGGTGTTGTTGGTTTGAACGCACCGCAAGAACGCGCTGTTGCAGCTATGCGCCGTGATCTTGAAGAATTGAACCCGCACTATTTCACACGCAAATTACGCGATAAGCGTTTTGATAGCACCGTTCAAAGAATGTTTGATGAAGGTAATGTTAACGCTGAAACCATCAATAAGATGACCGGACGTTATAAAGATAATTTGCTCGTTTTACGCGGTGAAACAATCGCCCGCGATGGTGCGCTTGAAGCTTTAAATCGGTCTGAATGGGAAGCTTTAAAGCAAGCGCAGGAAATGGGCGCTATGGGTAAAAACGGTGTTCAACGCGCTTGGGATAGTTCCGGTCCCGATGGGCGAACCCGTCCAAGTCATTTAGCGATGGAAGGTCAAACGGTTGGCTTAGAAGAACCGTTTATTTTTCCCGATGGAACAAAGGCAATGCATCCGCAAGATCGTTCACTCGATGCATTGCCTGAAGAAACAATTAATTGTCGTTGTCGTGTTAGGACGGTGATTGATTGGTTGTCTGATCTTGACTGAATTTTAATCGTGGGTTGTGACCGGTCCTTTAGGCTAGGGCTTCAAAGCTGTCTTCGCGTGGGTCAAATTCCACCCAATCAGTAGACGCCTTGTCAGCCTCGTTTACGATTTCATCAATCCTCAAAAAACTCTGACTGTTCTTCCAGAACTTAGTTGCGGGGCGGCCCTTTATCATCATTGCAGAGCGAACGTGAATTGATGATTTGGCTTCTTCGTAGGTCATATCTAAAATGGTCCTTAGAATGGGGACGGAAAGAACCCGCCCCAAATTAAAATTGATGCAAGAGCGACGGGGACGGCAAGCCCCTGCCACATGAGCATGGTGGGTCCAGATGGCGTTACAATAAAGCCGTTTGCTGCTGCGATTTTAGAGATAGCAAACAGCAAAAGCCATACAGCCATAATCCATTGGGGTGCGTTCATGTCAAATGGTCCTTCACATTAGCGCCGCGTTGATGCGGTCTCGGTGGTCAATTTCGGCAGCGGCCATGGCCTCGTGCCTGTCGTTAAATTCCCTAAACGTGAACGGTTCATGCGCCCACCACAAGCAGCCGTCATGATCCGCCGCGTAGTGACCGCCGATGCCCATAGCGTAGAGCGTGCGGGGGTCGCCATCCATGCCCTCCGGTGGTGTGGCTGTCCATTCGAGCGGCTTAACCGCCAAACCTGCTGACATATCTACGGTCCTTTGTGATCTGCTTAATTCGTCTCGTTAAATCAACATTAGATTGCTGAAATAATAATAGCAATAGCCTTGCGCAACTTTTTTAAATAAAGTAATGTTTAATTATTGAAGCGGGAGTGAACATGCGCAGATCAGGCTACCTATATGACCAACCCGCAAAGGATGCGGACCACATGAACCTTAGCGTGGGTGCGCGGGGTGAGGTGTCACTCTACATCGACACGCCGGAAACCAACCGACAGGCGCTTACTGACTTACTGGACGGCGGCGGCCTTATAGCTGGCGATACGGTGGTTGTGACGGCACTGTCAAGGCTGGGGCATGGCAAGGGGTCCACGCGACAGGCGGGCAAGGTTGAGGCGCTTGGCGCTTCTATCGAGGTCAGCCCGTCACCTTTGAAGCTCACCAATCTGCGCCGTAAGAAGCGCGGCCCCAAGCCTGACCAGTTGGCGTATCTAAAGGCTATCTGGACGGGCTCGCTTGAGCCTGACGCGGCCATTGCGCAAGCGTCACGGCACATGGGTTTCACTGTCGATCGAAACTGGATGAATTATCACGTCTGCCAACGCGACGGCGGGCTATCAACAAAAGCGAAGAAGGAGTGATGACCATGAGTAAAATGTCAACAGTACTTACAATTCTCATCAGCCTTGCCTTCACGGTGGTCTGCATGGCCATGGCGAAAAATGGGACGATGAACTTAGCAGCCTGGGCTTTTCTTGTGCCGCTGTTTTTGGCTTCAATCGACTACGATTAAAGGAGCATAAGACATGACCCCAGCACAGGAAATTCACGCAGCCGCAACCATTCTGCTCAAAGGCCACGACGCGGCCAGAAACAAGCCCGTAAGTGACCGGAGCAACATTGAAGTTCACGTTGCGCAGATGGGCCGAAATCGCCTCAAGTCTATCATCTCTCTTTCAGAGAAAATCATTCATAATCAGGAGCCTAAGACATGACTGACGCAGACCTTGCCAAAATGAGAAACGCCAGCCCCGCAACTGGAACAGTGAAGTTAATAAATATGTGTCGTGATGGCGCTGGCGAAATCGAAAAGCTACGCTACAGGGTGTCGTTTCTTGAGGGACAAGCGCAGGCGGCTCTGGAGCTTGAATTGAGCCGCGTAGTCCCTGTTTCGTATGATGTTCATTTAAAGGAGCCGAAAACATGAAGCTATTTCTCTTGATTAAGCCAAGGTTCTTTTTTTAATGTGATTTTTACGAGCGGTCTTTGATTTTCAGATTGTTTTTGCGCTTTAACTATTTTTTCTTTCTGTGTCATTGGGTTTGATCTAAAACGATTTTCATGTTTAGGTTTATCATGCATTAGATTTCCTTTATTTCAATTGGGGGGGGGGTTAACGTGTTTGAAAGAATGTCTAACAGTTGTCTAAGGGCAGCGCAACATGGAATTTTACAACGTGGTCAAGAAATTTTCATCACAAGTTGATGACATAATTATAACAACAGAAAAGCGATTGATTGCACTTGCACGGCAATCAACACAGGAAGTTGTTGACCAAGCACAAACACCCGTGGCAAAAGGTGGAAAGATGCGCGTTGATACTGGTTTTCTAAGGGCTTCAGGGCAAATGTCATTGAACGGAATGCCAACCGGCCCCGTCCGACCTGATAGCGATGATGAAGATTATAAATGGCAAAAAACAACAGTTGTGACAACACTTGCAAAGCTAAAATTGGGAATGTCGGTGTTCTTTGGTTGGACTGCAAATTATGCAAAACATCGTGAAACCTATGATGGTTTTCTTGCATCCGCTGTTCAAAATTGGCCTTCAATCGTTGATAAAGTCACAAGGCAGATAAAGGCTAGAATTAAGTAATGTCAAATAAATTGGTTCTCAAAACGTTGCAAACCGCAACACTTGCCGCCATTGCCGCAAGTGATACGCCCGATCTACCTGTTAAAATGAAAGGGCGAACTTTTGAAATTCCCAATGATCAAAAATATCTTGAAGTTGTGTTTATTCCCAATAATCAAAGTGATCGTTGTTGGGGTGAAGAACAAGTTTATCAAGGAATTTTTCGTTTAGTTCTTCATTGGCCCGTTGATGACAAAGGTGTTTATGATCCAATTGATATTGTAGATTTTGAAAATTCCGGCTCTGTTGCTTCATATTTCACAAAAACAAATGCTTTGCGTACTGGTGGTTTCGGTGTAAACATCACACAAGTTCCAAAGCTTACAGGTGTAATTGAGGCTGGTCACGAAAGCTTGTTTCCTGTATCTATGTCCTACCGTAGTTTTAACCCATAACGAAAGGAACAAGGGAATGAAACGAATTCTTCTTACAACCACAGCCCTTGCAGGATTGTTTTCTGCACCGGTTGCTTTTGCGAACTCTAACGCCGCGTCAACACTTTGGATTGCTGTTGCAACCGCTGATGGTGGTTCAGTGCCTTTGGCTGAAGAAACCGATCTTGATCTGTCAGGCTATGAAGGCTTGTTTTGGACGCAAGTTAAATCGGTTGGTTCACATGGTGAAGTTGGTTCTTCAACCAACATTTTGACATATGACACCTGGGATACAAGCGTTATTCAGAAAGCCAAAGGTATGACTGATGCGGGTTCACCTGAAATTGAACTTGCGCGTTTGATTGCTGATCCTGGTCAAATCGCTTTGCGCGTTGCCGCAAAAACCAATGGCAACTTTGCGTTCAAAATTGTTCGCAATGACGCACCATCGGGCGGAACACCAACGATCATTTACAACCGTGGCCTTGTGACTGGTCCACGCCGCCCAATGGGTCGCAATGAAGATTTTGATCTTGAAATCTTCACCCTTGCATTGCAGCAAGAAGAAATCATTGATGATGCGGCTTAAAACCCGTTTTTGAAAAACTGAAAACCCCAACACGAAAGAAACGATTATGACCGATATTGCAAATATCAAACCAAATGAACACACGTTTGAAGTTCTTCACCCTGCAACAGATGAACCGGTTGGTATTCGTGTTTCACTTATGTCACCTGATGACCCTCGCATGAAACCAATCAAACGCAAGGTGACTGATTTCAATCTTCAAAAACAAAAACGCGGCAAAACTTTGAAAGCCGTTGAAATTGAAGATAACGAAATTTCTTTGCTTTCTGGTACGATGACCGGTTGGGAATGGTATGGCAAAGATGTTTCATTTAAAGGTGAAAAACCTGAATTCAATGTGAAAAACGTGAACGCTGTTTTAAAAGAATTGTCTTGGTTCAAGAAACAAGTGAACGATGAATTGGATGATGAAAAGGGTTTTTTTTAGACTTAGAAAACGAATTATGTGAAGCAATTCGCGTTCGCGTCCGATATGATCAACCCGATGAAAACGGCATATCCAGGCGCGAACGCAACGAAAACTTTGAACAAGAACATCTTACGCCTGAAATAGATTATCCCGAATACGGTGAATATCTAATTGAATGGTATTTTTCAATTTCAAACAGATTGCGGCGCGTGTCAGATGGTGTTTGCGCACCAATACCGCCAAGCGAATTTTTAGCATGGGTGCAATTGACAGGAAATCTTGTGCGCGGCTTTGAATATGATATACTGTCCGCAATGGACCTAGCTTTTTGCAGCGAAATGAACTCTGAATTAAAAGATTTCCGTGATCGTGAAAAGGATAAGTCACAAAACAAGCAAAAGTAAGGCGTGATCAAAATGGTTGATATTGCTGAAGTTGGTTTTCGCGCCGATACTGATGAACTTGATGTTGCCAATCAAAAGATGAAAGCTTTAAAACCTTCAGCCGAAGGTGTTGAAAAAGCGTCTGAAAACTTAAACAAGAAATTAAACAAAACCAATGGTGTATTTGGTAAATTAGCAATGGGCGGAAACACTGTCAATAGTGTTTTTGGTAAACTTGCTGGTGGTGTTAAAAGTCTTGCAACTGGTTTGCTTGGTATTGCAACTGGTGTAATCGCTGGTTTTGCTTTTGCAAACATGATTGATGGTGCGCGTGATCTTTCTAGCGCATTGGCTGAACTCGCAACACTATTGCCCGCAAATTCCGCCGAACTAGCCAACATGCAAGCCGCTGCCAGGGCAATGGCTGATGAATTCGGCACAACAGCCGCATTCCAAATTCAAGCCTTCTATGGGGCTGTTTCAGCCGGTGCGACAGATGCGGCGGCGGCGATTGCAATTGTGGATACCGCAAACAAACTTGCAATCGGTGGTATCACTGATGTTGCAACTGGTGTTGATATTCTGACAACCGCAACCAACGCTTATGCGGCTTCAGGGTTGCTTGCATCAAGTGCTTCAGATGCTTTGTTTGTAGGTATGCGGGCTGGTAAAACAACCATTGGTGAACTTGCCGGTGGTCTTGGTAATGTCATTCCGATTGCGGCAGCGCTTGGTGTTGAATTTGATGAATTGGTTGCCGGTACAGCCGCATTAACCCTTCAGGGTCTTAGCACGTCAACAGCGATCACAAGTTTGCGGGCGATCCTTTCCGGTGTTGCGAAACCAACCGCTGAAGCGTCCAAACTCGCAACTGAACTTGGATTAGATTTTTCAACAACCGCATTGCGGGCAAAAGGGCTTGCCGGTTTCTTACAGGACGTTGTTGATAAAACTGGTGGTTCAGCCGATAAATTATCAGTTATGTTTGGTTCTGTTGAAGCCTTGAATGCGGCGCTTGCTTTTGCCGGTGCTGGTGGTGAAAGTTTTAATCAAATTCTTGGTGACATGGCAGATAAAGCCGGTGCAACTGATCAAGCTTTAACAACTGTTCAGCAAAGTCTTGATAATCGTTGGGGAATTATTCTTGCAAAATTGAACAACCTTGCAATTGATTTTGGATATGCCTTGTTGTCGGTAATTGTTCCGGCGGCTGAAGCTGTTTCAAGAGGTATTGAACATCTTTCTGATAATGCGGACATATTAAAAATAGTTTTAATTTCTTTGGCGTTTAGTCAAATTCCAGCAATGGCCGCCGGATTATCAGCAATTGTTTTAGGAATGAATAGCGCAGCAATCGCAACAGGTGTTTTTACTGGTGCAATTAATCTTGCAAGAATTGCGGTTGTAGCACTTGGTGGACCTATTGGTTTAATTTGGGCGGCAATTGGTGCGCTAGGTGCTGCATTTGTAATTTTCAATCAAAACCAACACAATCAACAATTGGCAATTGATAATGTAACACTGGCTTTAAAAGATGAAATTACACAAATGGGTCAATTGCAAATCGCAATGGCACCTGGAACAGTAATGTCGCTTGAAGCGGCTAACGCTAAACTTCAAGAGGCTATGGCAATTCGTGAAAAAATTGCCGCTAGTGTTGATGAACAACGTCAAATAATTCTTCAATCTGAAGCATATCAATCTGTTGTAGAACAAATTAGAAACTATGGTGAAGCTTTAAGCGGCATACGTCCACCTGGAGACGATATAGAACAAATGCCGTTAAGAATGCGTGAAGCGTATGAAGGGCTTGAAACTTCACTTGTTCAAGCTTTGAACAAACAGCAAGATTTATTGGCGGCGGTCGATGTTTTGTCACCTGAATATG